CGCTAATCCTAAATCTCTCTCATAATACATAGGTTTGTTGCCACCTAAAAATCTATAGTTAATAGCATTTTTTTGTGCTTTAGGTAGTCCATCTATAACAGCATCTATAATCTTTATATTTTCCATATCAGATTTAGATACCATATCTTCAAACACTTCTGCTGTAGACTCACCGCCTGTTAAAAAATAAGATGACTTACTAGGGTAGCCTAACCTGTGGCTATCTTTTTTCATCCACTTTGCCCAATCATCCAATATATCCATGAGTCTAGCTATTCTCATTTCTTACTCAATTCACCCAGTATTGTCCCCCAGTTACTTGTTCTCCTTGCTTGTTGTGGTGTTAATGCTTTAGGCATATTAAACTCATAAGATTTTGCTAACTTATCTAATGTTCCTGCTGAAACACCTGCGTAAGATGCAACTCTACTTCTACTAGCATCAGGATTTTTTTCTATAAATTCTTTTGCTCTTTTTGCAAACTCATCATATTTTTCTTTTGCATATTTTGACATTAAATTTCCTTAAAATAATATTTCAATTAATAATAATGCTATAAAAAACATCCACCACCAATCTTCTTCTTGGTTATGTTTATCCATTATGATATATCTACCTCTCTACATACCCATTTGTTATTCTTCTTATGCCACCCTTGAACAAGTAGCACCCAATTACCATTTCTTAAATGATGGATAGCATCACTATCCTCCATCTTTTTTACCCTTGCACTAATATTGCTATAGCTAGTCACTTGGATTCCTACTGTATTACCTTTAATATCTATAGCTAGTAAATCTATAATCCCAAACAAGTCTTGTCGTATCTTGGCAAATGCGTTCCACCTTTCTACAATAGCGACTAAAGGATAATCACCACTATCCCGTAGTTTCTTCAGAGTCCTTTGTGTCGGGCTGATTGCCATCTTCTTCCTCCTTTCTAGCTACATTGCCTTTAAAGATTCTATTCCATGATTCTTCTAATTCTTCGTCTGTTATATCTTGCTTTCTTCTACCGCTACCCTTACTCATTACAATCCCTCCTAAATTTACAATATTGATGCGTGTCATAATATCTAACACTGCCATGCTTCATATCTCTATAAATAAATTGTGTATCTTTTGGTAAGTGTATATATTCTTTTTGCAAACATTTATATTCCATAGGAACTTGGTCAGGATAATGTAAGTCAACAAATATAACAGCTTCTTGGCAAGAGCGAAAATGTCCTAAATACTTCCAATCTTCTAATGGCTCTGGCATTAAATTAATTACCATTACAAATGCAAACTCAATCATATTTTACTCCTTGAAGTTTCCTTTAGTTATAATTTTTCCTGTTAGTTCATGTGCAATGTTAAAATCTTTTTTGTTGTAATTCATTGTAAATTTATATCCATCATATATAAAGCTATGTTCTTTCCATGTGTCTTTGTTTTTTTTTAAAATTTCTTTACCTTTTGCCATCTTCACTCCAATATACATTAACTATCGTTTCACATTTTGGGCAACTATACTGACTCCATATTAAATATTTACTATCCATATCATCATCATTATCCCAATCATTACCCCATATCATTTCTACATCTTTACATTTAGGACAACTGATATTCATTTCTTTTCCTTACAAAAACCTTTTAAATTAAATTCACCAATATCAGAACTTACTTTACACCACCACTTTTTATCAAAATATATCTTGGCTGGTTTTTTACAAACATTACATAATGGATTATTTATTTTTATCGGTTTTACAAATGCCATGATTTTCCTTTATGTCATACCAATTAAACGAACAATACCATTTCTTATCGCTATCCATAAACATAGCATCACGACCACACTTATGACATACAAACTTATCGCCATATACATAAACTTCTTGTTTATTAACTTTCGTCATGTAACTCGTCATCAATCCATTTGTCTTGCTTTACCTTAACTTCTAATATAGCAATTTCTTTTTGATGAACTTTAATCATTTGTTCAAGATACCATATTGCTTTTTTGCAGTCATCTATCTTGTCAGTTAATTTGTCTGACTTCAAACCTTCTCTGCTAATATACTTGAGAGCATTACCTTTTATGTAGCCATAAAATTCTTCTTTGCTCATCTTGGCTTCCATATACTCTATTGTTTCTATTCCCCCTTTCTTGTAATGTTCAGGGTTTATCGTATCACTCATTGCTACTCCTTATAATCATTAGTATAAAATCATACATTGTTCTGTATCTTTATTATTACTTATCAACTAAAATTAAGCCTTGATTAACCAACAAGGAACTTAATTATGTGGACAAAACCATCAGCTACTGAAATGAGATTTGGCTTTGAAGTAACAATGTATGTCATGAATAAATAAAGATAAGGGGAGTTTCCTCCCCTATCTCATTCCCCTAGTTAATAACATATAGAGCCTTGTCCTGTTGGCTGACAAACTGTTAATTCATCATTGCCATAAACAAATGTTGGCTCATCACTTGATACTTGTGTTTCAACTTGAACATCTCCTGAACTATCAATAAATAGATAAGTAGGTTCTGATGATTCAATAATAGTTAATGAACCATCACTCTCCCACACACTATCTGCTAGAACAGGTAAGCTAAACATCATTCCTAGCAATAAATATTTCATATTAGAAAGGAACATCAGAAGCTAGGTCATCAAAAGATTTGGGTGTTACTGTTTCTTTAGGTGCATTAGCATTGTCAGGGTTATATGGTTCTTGCATTTGCCCACTCATATATGTAGTTCCTGATTTAGATTCTCTTACCCATGCACTTAAAGACATCTCTTTACCACCTTCTAAAGTAATTGTCCCTGTGTAGTCAGGTTGTGAGTCTTTGGTTTTATTATTTTTAAATAATGCAAACCTGTTTGTGTTGTCATACTGTTCAGCCATTTAAGTTCTCCTTTATGGTTTTAATTTTATATTCTACTTCTTGCACGAATGTGCTTACTTCTTCTTCCAAACGAGCTATTAGCTCATTATCTCTTGGCACTCTCTTGATAAACATTTTTAGGTCATCAGGAAAGTCAGGGTGATATGATACAAAGTCGCACCACTCTCTACCTGTGCAACTCATTTGCCATTGCATTTGGTGTATATATCTTTTATGTATTTCACCTGTTTCTATTGTGGTTGTATGCGTTATAGGTTGTGGGCATTTTATTTCTATTAATCCTTTGTCTCCTACCATACCATCAGGACTAGCACCACACATATCTATTGTAGGGTGGTCTATCATACCTACATCTGTTAGGTCTGTTCCTACTAACAACTTGTTACGATTAGCATACTCTAGCTTGGCTTCATCTTCATACTCTACTCCATGTTTCATAGCATCATTCATAAACATAGGAACAACTTTGCCTGTTAATCTTTCAGTTACTAATTGTAAACGATACTTTGTTTTATAAGTAGACTCTCCTACTTTAGTCTTAATCATAATGTCATGTATCTTACTAGCAGTGACCTTACCTAGTCTTGCCTTGAACCACTCATCTGTTCGCTGTTCCATCACTTACTCTCCTGAACTTTCTGAATAAATGGTAGGCATAATTTTCTGTCAGCTTCACTCAAGCCATTAAAGTATTGTCTAGCACTATTGATACCTTGCTCTTTGTATATGTTCTCTATGCGTTCCAGAACATCTCCCTCTGGCAAATCTTCGCCTTGATAGATATACAAACCAATCCCATGTAATGATATAGCTTTTGCTAAACATCTTTGCATTGCGGTATTTAATTGCATTGCATTAGGATTCTTAATAGCTTGGTTCTTAAAATCTATAACAGGTAATTGTGCAGTGACATTCTTACCAAATGCTTGGACTGTGCAGAACACCATCATACTGCCATCAGGTAATGTCATAGGGTCTGCATAACCCCATGTTGCTGATTCATCATGTTGCAATAATGTATCTACTGCCCATGCCCATGATAGATAAGTAAACTTACCTTTCTTTTCTGTATATTTGCTAACATCTATCTTTCTTAACTCTGCATATTTACTCATCTCTTTCTCCCAAATATTTGTTCAAGAACCTCTTGTTGATAAGAAAGTTTCTTCAACTGTTCCATCTCCAAATAGTCTTGGTGCATTTCTTGTTGTAATTGGTCTTGTGATATTTCTTGCTGAACTGCAAGTGCTAACTCTGTTGATTTACTCATTGTATTTCTCCTTTCTTCTTAAAAGTTAATATACTTTACTACTGTTAATTTTATTTGTCAAACTATTTATTTACTTTATCAAAACCTTGCGACTTAAATACTTTTCCATCTTTACTCGTTGCTCTAAACTCAAAATCTCCAAATGCTTTTTTCATTTGCTTTAAAAATTCATTAACGGATATTTGTTTGGTTTCCAAATTGTCTCTCCCCATATCTAAAAGATTTATTATCAAAGTATAACCCTACTGAACCTTCCCAACCTGTGCCATGCCTTTGCTTACTCACTTGCACAAAACAATCATACTGTTTACTTATCTCTACTGTGTTAGCACCCTCATCTGTCATATCCTTTTCTTTTTGTTTGTTCCTGAATACTGTAATACAATTATCTGCTAGGTTAGTAATATCACTAGAACCCATTACATCAAACTTACTTGGTTGTCCCATTTCATTCATTGTCTTTCTGCTATGAGCCACCAAAAATATATGAACCCCAATATCTCTGGCACAAACACATAGCTGATTTAAGAATTGCTTTTGCTTATTGTAGTCATCACTGTTAATACCTATCTTGGTCAATGAATCAATAACAAATACCTCTACCCCTAGCTTTTCTTTAGCATACTGAATAACTGATAATACTTTTACAGGCGAAGTTTCTCCCTCTGCATCATATAAAAATAAGTTATCATTTATCTTGTCTAAAAAACTATCTATGCCTAACTGTGTTGGCATTTGTGTCCCTGTATCTTGTTGCAACATTCTTCCTAGCGTTGCCCTACATTGCATTTCAAAAGAACCTATCAAACACTTATGTTCTCCCAACATCTTTAGTATCACATAGTTTAACCATGCTGATTTACCATGCCCACTGTAACCTGATACGATAGTTACCTCATGTTCTCTTACCCTAAACAAACCCTCAAACTTTGTGAATGGTAATGGTATGCCACCATTTACATCTTGAGTAAAGTAGTCAAGTATTTCACCACTGTATGCCTTTGGTGATTTAATTTTAAAATGTTCATCTGTATCTCTAGCAGAGAAATAATTATCTACATCTTTATCATCTATTATTAATTTATTTAATTCATCATTTAATGTCATTGTATATACCTTTTAATCTTTCTGTGATTTCAAATAACTTCTTATTATCCGAATCTTCTAATGAATTACCTTTACGAATACTGCTAGAACATAATGCAACAAATAATAAATCATCTCTTGTTGCTTTTAGCACTCCATAAGGATTAGAAAATCTTATCCTTGTCTTTGGTTTAAATTCTGTATCTAATGTATCAGGCATAACATCACTCCATGTCAATCCTGAATCTTGCAGTATTTGTTCCATACTGCACCCAGCAAAACAATTAAGTATCATCTTATCTTCTTTAAACTTTAACCCCAGACTAGCGTTCCTATCATCATGGCTAGGGCATAAACATTGATACTCTCCCTCGCCAGACTTATAAACCTTTTCAAACTTGGCTAGTATTCTCTCTTTTTCTATCATCTAACATCTCCTTAATCTCATATTGTCTTAACTTTGGTATGCCCCTTTGTCCCCAATAGAATACTGCCTGTCTACTTAACTTGGGTTCAAACTTTTCTGCTAACTGATTAGGTGTTACTTCTAACTCTTTACATACTTCTTGTAATGTCATCACTATTTCCTTTATATAATTTGAGTAAAAGAATTTAACAAACAATTAATCATTCGTCAAACAATTCTTTTTTAATATCTAATTCAACCTCTATTTCCATTTCTTCTTCATCATCTTCTTCATCATCTAGCTCAAAGAAATATCCGTTATAACCCATATCAGGTTCGTCCTCGTCACCAAAATACTCGTTTGTTTCCTTGTCCATTACTCAATCCCTCCTTGAAATTCATTAGCTAAAAAATCATCAATATCCTGAAAAATTCTATCTAATGTTGAATCACTGATAACACTGCTATCTAATTTTAAATCTAAAACATTGCCATTATCCAACCTTACTGTTGTTGGTATATTTACATCTATATCATAGTCATAATTACTCATCTTCGCTCTCCCATGATTCACCTTGCTCTTTTACTGAAGTAATTTCCCAATCTAAACTTTGGTCAACTTCCCAATCTTTATTCTCTACTTTTTCAATCGCTTCTTCTTTAGAATTGGCTTGGATAACTGCTACCTCACCAATCTCTCTTATTGCATAAAGTGTATATGTTTTCATTTTAATTCTCCTTTTTAATTGTAGTCCCATCTTTTTACACCAAATACTTCTATAAGGTGGTCTTTATATGACGGGTGATTCTCTAGTCCTGTTGTAATATCGTTTACTAAACGCTTTACATCTAGGTAAAGTCGTTCTCCATATTCTTCTACATCTTCTTCTTGATTAACATAATCAAATACATCTATTGTAAAACTACTTTTATTACTCATCTTAATTCTCCTTTATTATTGATTTATATTCTTCTGTGCTAATACCATAAAACAACTGCGGTCTTGCGTTATACCAAAGTGAAGTTAAATGTTTCTGTATTAATTCTTTCTTGGTATATTTACTGTTAAGTCTTTTACCTACTATGTTGAATAACTTTTCTTGGTTA